TCTTTCATCAGAGATAGTTGTTGAGTATGCAATAACATTACCATCTGCATGTAAGTCACCATCATTTTCAATACGAACATCTGTGTTACCGTCAAGAACAAAGTCAATACTTTGCTCATTTATAGCAATGTAATCGTTACTATCACGGCCTACGTGAGTTATACCATCTCTTAAGTCTGCCTCTACACTAAACACATTAGAGCCACTTAGGTCTAAACCTGAACCTGCAGTATAAGTACTACCACCAGAGGCAGTAGCAGTACCAGATGTAATAGCTGTTACGTGTCCATTATCATCTACTGTAATGTTTTGAATGAAGTCATTGCTTGAGTTGCTTGTAGCACCAGATAAAGTAGATGTATCAGCATGGGCGATGGTAGCATTACTACCTTCACCTGCAGTGTGAGTTACAGTAATGCCAGTACCTGCTGTCACATCACTCATGTAGTTACCAGTTGTGTCTGTGCCTAGCGTAATAGTTCCAAATGTTGTTGCTATTGTTGCATTTGCTGAACCATCAAAACCTGTAGCAGTACCTGTTACAGCACCTGTCAAAGCTATGTTACGTCCTGTTGCTAGGGCTGTAGCAGTGTCAGCATTACCAGTTAAATCTCCTGTAACGTTGCCAGTAACATTTCCTGTCACATTACCTGTTAGGTTACCAGTAACATCTCCTGTAACTGTAGCTGTAATAGTTGCATCTGATCCATTTGTACCAGAGTCTAAAACAGTAGTACCGTTTGTAGCCTTCACGTCACCAGTAAGATCACCTGTTACGTTGCCTGTTATGTTACCAGTCACATCCCCTGTTAGTGGACCAACAACAGAAGTACCTGTAACAGTTGTGCCAGTTATAGCTGCAGGAGTAGTTCCACCAATTACTGCTCCATCAATAGTACCACCATCAATATCAGCAGTGTCAGCTACAAGATCATCTATCTGTGCTTGTCCATCTAGAAACAAGTTTCTCCATTGCTGCGTAGATGATCCTAAATCATATGTGTTATTAGCATCTGGTATAATATTACTGTCAATATCTGCACCAAATGAAACCGTATCTGTTGCTGCATCACCAAAGGTTAGGTTTCCATTAATTGTTGCATTACCAGTTACAGTTAGGTTACCTCCTACAGAGAGGTCTGCTGCTGCTGTGACATTACCAGTAAGTGTAGAAGTTTCATCTACTACAAGTAAGTCTGTTCTTAGTGTGCCATCAAAGAAACCGTCTTTCCATTGAACAGTAGAAGTACCGAAGTCCAATGTATTGGTTGTCTTAGGACGAACTGTAGAACTTGTAATAACAAGGTCAGCAGCAGGTCCAATGTTTTCAATAGGTGGACCATTGCCTGTAGTACCATCGTGTGTATGGCCTGTTGATGCATTAAATGCTGCTTCAATCGCATTATATTCTGCGTTAAAATCTGCAGCATCAATAACACCACCTGTAACTATATTTGCTGCTGCCTGACGTGTATATCCTGCCATGATTATTGCCTATCGTTTTGTCTATATTGTAATACTGCTGAGTCTAAAGTAAAAGGTGGGTCTGTACTATCACTAGTAATCCTCATTGCTGCAGTCTTAAATGACCCGATTAAATTTTCTTCGTATACCTTCTTGAGTTTAGCACCGTATGTAACACCTGTTGCACCATATATTGATTGCGGAGAACCAAATAAAACGATACCTACCGTACTACCTGCACCACCTACGTCAATTTCCTCTGGTTGCTGTACTCTATTGTCACCACCTGAATCAAAGTTAAATAGTAATCTAAACTTTAAATTCATCTGCCCAGTAGGGTTTGTATATAGAGTAAGCTTATATGCAGTCTTTCTAACCTCTGGGTCAGTGATTGGCATGTAAGGTGTTTCCACTAATGTTTGTATGTTGTCACCATCAAAAGCATTAGTCTGTTCCATCTCATACAGATAGCCATCATTGTTGGCAAACATTATAGCTTCTGCTGTTCCTGAGTATACACTATCTGCTATATAAACTTTTAGACCTTTTGTTGTAAACCACTGAACACCATCAGCACCTTGAGCAAGAAACTTTGTAGCTGCTAAACCTTTTGCTGCATCCGTTGATTGTGCTTCTATATATGCAAATATTCTATACTGACCTTTTTCTCGTAGTATAACCGAAGCAAACTGTGTTGTCGAGGATAAAAAGTCATCTGAGTCTGCATATATTTTATTTGATGCAACATCCAACGCAAAGTCACCAATACGATCTGTTGCACTTAATAGTCTGATACCGTCAGGTGACATGTAAATAACGTCACCACCAAACTCTTGAACACTATCAGGGCTGATACATCCAATCTTTTCTGTTATTGGTTGTAATTGAAAGTCTGAAGAACTGTTACCAACTAGTCGTTTAATTGAGTCTTGTGTAAATATAATTAACTGTTCACGAAAAACTATCATGCCAGTAATTGTATTACCTACAGAGATAGACCCTGCACCATTACCTGTTGTAAAGTCGTGAGCAGTAAACGGAACAGTAAAGTTTACAGTAGTTCCTTTTGCATAGAACACAGAGTTCTTAAATACTGAAACTAGTTCTGATCCTTCTACATCAGTACTTATATTAGTAGAACTAGAGGTAAGAACTGTCGCTGTATTACCTGCTGCATTATAAATAACAGGGTAATTTGTACCATCTACAAATACTGTTTTATCATCACCATCAAAGTTAAAGGTAGCTTTATATACTTTACCACCACCAACATCACCACTGGTAGCTATATGGTTCCAACTTGTACCAGTACCCCAATAGTATCCAGTCTTTCCTATGTCACCTGAAGCTATACTGCCATATGCGGTATCAGCAGCAGAGTCTATTTTTCTAGCTACAACAGCCCTGCCACTAGACACAACGTGAAGTCCTAATATTTTTCCTTCACCTGGAATTTGAGTAGAGCTAAACTTTTCGTAGCCTTTGATTTTTGTGTAGCCACCTCTACGATTAGGCTCCATATTTTCTAACTTAGTAGCAGAGCCTATAGCATTTAGACCCTGTTGCAAAGGTGACATGTTAGAAATAAGCCCACCTTTAAATTCGATGGGAAAGGTATTCCATTGTGTAGCCATTAGAAGCGCACTCTTGTGTCTCTTAGATTATTTGTACGATTTATATGTAGACTTCTTAAGTGTTTGATACCTTGCTGAAACTTTTGTAAAGCTAAGTTTGCACTAGGTGTGTCACCCCTAAACTGATATACATAGTACATAGCACCATCAACAATTACATATCTATATTGTTCTGGTAAGTTTGGAATATCTGTAGGCTGTTCCAAATCATAGCCAACTCTAAAGTATTCAAATACTACTTCATATGCTTTGTCTGGGTTTGGATACAGAATATATTCTCTGCTAGGTGTTCTTATTACATGCGTTGGACAGCCCTTGCTGTTTGTATTATATTCACTATCAACATGCTTATCTAGCCACTCTTCGTATTCCATATTCTTAAGGTGGATAGTTCCTACATTTAGAGAGTCATCTCTTCTTATTCTAAATGTATTAAAGTTTACAGTCTTTGCATCTGAGGGTATAGCGTACCTAACCTGCCCTGCAATTACAACATCACTCTGTTCAACATGGTTCCAAGGCCACTCATATTCTTCTTGTTGTATATGTCTGAGTGATGAGTTAACAGAATCCTTGGCAAAGTTAAAGTAACCTGTAGCTGTAGCAAAATTACTACTTGTAAGTTCTACTTCGTTAAGTCTATTGTTAACATCGTTTACTAATGAAAGAAAATCATATGCCATTTATCTCTCCTTGGCACGTAGGAAGATTGAACGCTCAAACAAAAGACCTGTATTTGTTTCTATCCTACACGTAACTTTATATCTTTTATTGTTTGTGCCTTGACCAAATCTTACTGTAACAGCTTGGTTACCAGTAGGTATAGTGGTAGATAAGAATTGAAGACCATCAACTATTTCATTAACAGACACTTGTTCTTTATTGCCATTGGCATCTTCGATAAACCAAGTAGATGCAGTTATAGTAGCTGTACCAAGAAACCTTGACCAGTCTACTGTGTAATCTACTATTTCATCTGGGTCTTTATCAGGCCATTTGTAAGACATGAATACATCCTTAACTTGTTATATGTACCGTGTTACCAAGGCCGTTGGTGTCATCACGTATAAATACTGTTGTAGGTTCTTGTTCTAGTATATACACTATTGGCGGTACTTCTGATTCTTGTTTCTTTATAAAGATAGTTCGTTCTAAACTAAAATTATCTTTTACAGCGTCATAGTCGAACTGAAAGCCAGTAGCAGAAACGTTTACGGCTGTGACTGCAACAACACTAAATAAATTAACATTGTTGACACTTAGTAAATCAGCAAAGTCTGATGCTGTTATTGTGCTAGTTGCACTAGGTATGGTGACATTAGCGACACCTACATGATTACTGGGATCACCTCCTGCTGAGAGTATGGCTGATACAGTCAAGTCTACAACTCTGGCTTGACCGCTTGCCGACACTGTTCCTACTGATGAAGTTAAGGTAGCAGGTGTCGCTAATGTTGTGTTTGCATCACCCCTTGATGTAAGGCCAACGCCTGTTGTACCCTGTACACCAACTAGTGTTTTATCACCGTCTAGTGAAAACTGTGGTGGGTTACCTAATAGCTGTGCTATTACTTTGGCTAAAGTTATACTCGAACTTGCAGAAATTGCAAGAGAATTTATACCTGAAGAAGCAGAAACACTAGGTATAAATACATTTGTTCTTAAAGAACCCTCTACAGTACCAACAGCAGTGGTTCCAGAAACACCACTTACACTAACACTAGAGTCGGATGCAATGGTAAGTGTGCCAACTGATGCAGTAGAAGCAGCAGCAGGTAGGTTTACTGCTGATCCATTAATACCTGTTATAGTACCTACTGCAGAAGTAGAAGTTGCACTAGGTAAAGTTGGTCCTGCATCTAAGGTATGTGTTACATCATTAACAGCAGATGTACCAGAAACACCATTTAAAGCTGTTGCTGAACCTTGAGCAACTAACAGTGTACCTGCAGCACCTGTACCAGTAGCAGAACCGATAGTAAGATTTACTACTGTGGTGAAGGAAAAAGAACCTGCAGAGGAGGTTGCTGAAACACCATCAAGAGTTGTAGTTAAATTAGGATCAGCCCCTGTACTACCTAATGGGCCTCCACCAAAAGGGCTAAAACCAAACATATACTACCTCTATTCTGGTCTGTAGTTTTTCAAACTAAGAGCATGTTGATATAATTCTTTTTGTTGGGCTGTACTTAAACCTGCACCGTCCAATATTTGTTCACTCAAAGGAGCAGAATAAGAGTACATAGGAGATATTTTCCAAAAGAGTTTTTGCTTGTCTGTTCCAGAATTAGTAACCCAATTATTTACTGTATCATAGTGACCTTTATCTTGAAGAGCCATTATAAAATCAAAATTTGTTACAGTCATAACAGGAGACATTGCTTTTTCTTCTGCGGCTGTAAGCGTAGATTTTACATACTCAGTAGCAGAGTCTTCTTCTGACTGTTTATTTATTTTATAATGGTTTGCCTCTGCTTGTATTTGTGCTAAAGATGCTGCACCAATTTGTGCTTTTGTTGCTTCTATTATTTCTGATTCTGAGGCAGAGGAACTTAATGTTGTTTCAATAGGAACTGTTCCTCCCTGTTGATACTCTGTTGTACCATCAGATAAGGTCATTAACCATTCAACTTTTTTTATAACACCGTCTTTACCGTAAGATTTAATTTTAAATGATGTTTCTTCCATCACAGAATCCTTAGTTTTTTTAACTTTGTTTTTCCTTGAACAGGCCTATAAGCATAAACACTGTTTCTTGTTGTTACTTGTTTTAGTATATCTTTACAAATATCTTTATCTTTCATAAACATTTTTGGTCTACTCAGGGATAAAGTTATAAGAGCATGATCAGCAGTTTTTCTTTGTAGTATTTCAAATCTATCTGGAAAGGTGCAATCATTTTCTTTCATATATTTTAAGTCATTATCGTTTATAGGTAACCAACTAAAAAACCATAATAGTACACCATCTGCGCTATATCTTAAGTGTGCTTTTCCATGTTGCATAGGTTCTATTACGTTTTCGGCAAATTGCCTCATTGTAAGTTTACCTGCTATTTTATCTGTGTCTACATCTGTACACAAACATAGTACATCAAAGATTGCTCGATCTATGCTCGGCTTGCTTGACATGTCCATATATGTATCTACCTTTTTCTTTTGCTCTTTTAGCCATTATATGTTTGAAGTATTGTTCCATCTTATACTCCCAATCTGTGTCAATGTCCAGATTTATTATTCCAGATTTAGGAGAAGAGAAAATTTTATTCATCTCTTTTATAGGATCAAGTGCTGTATATATCACATAGTTTACATGACTAAACGAACCAAGAGTACGCATCTGAAATTTATCAAGCGGTTCAATTTCTTTACCTAGTGCCAATGAAGTTAAAGCTGTTTCTGATATGTGTGTACTATACACTATTTCAGATTGTTCTATCAGTGAGTATAAATCCTCCATAGGTGAAGCTAATTGTTTTGCAGGAACCAACTCTCTTATTCTACTCATTAACTGATTATCAGATAAAGGATGTGGCTTTACTACTAATTTAGGATTTTCATCTACTAATTGTTTTAGTTTTGTAGTACATAAATGTTCATCAAACTTATTGCTACCGGGAAGTACAGCTACAGAATCCATATCCCTTTTCACCTTCAAAAAGGCTGCTCTGTACTTACCACCCCTTTTTTCTTGTGCTGTTTTTATGGCAGTCATATAATCGTGAACAACTACATCATCTGCTCTAGCGTCTTGTACTTGATCAAATGAAGATATAAAATTTAAAGGATGCATCATAAACATATTTGCATATGTTGTATAGCTTAATGTTTTAAAGTAAATATTTTCGTAGGCAGTACAATCGTGTGCCGATTCTATGTTATGTATCTCACAAAGTTCTTTAAATCTTTTTTCACATTTCTTGTATCTATACAAGTCTGCTGTAAAATCTAATTTGTTGCCAAGGTGCTTATCAATATAAGCAGCAGTAAACATGCTCATGTGTTATAAAACGTTTTTGTAGTTGATGTATTAAAGGTTGTAGTAAATGTAGTGTCAAACGTTGTATCAAACGTTGTGTCAAACGTTGTGTCAAAAGTAGTTGTAAACGTAGTTCCTGTAGCAAACGTTGTGTCAAAAGTAGTATTAAATGTAGTAGTGGTGGATGCGCTTGTACTTACGGTAGTATTACGACTAGTACTTCTGCTAGTGGATCTACTAGTGGATCTACTAGTACTACGGCTAGTGTTTTGAGAACCTCCACCATATTGTCTAGCAATTTTATAATTGGTAGGAACAGACATTACATACTCTTAATTTTATTTTCTAAATCTTCTACTTTAGAAGTTAGTTCTTGTATAGCTTTTAACATTGCGTATTGTATTTGTTGTGGATATACAGCTTTAAAACCATTGTCTGTATCATTTGTCATCAACTCAGGTGCTACAGCTTCTACTTCTTGTGCCATCACCCCTAGTATTGGTTCATCTTCAACGTTTGATTTATATTTAAATGTATGTACAGGTATACTATTAACTGTATCAAGATAGTTTCTAGCAGGAGCAATATCAGTTTTTAGAGCAATATCAGAGTTAGTTATTGGTCCTCTTAGATACGTTTTTCCATCATATCCTGTAGCAGAAGTGGCTGTGCCTGGAACTCCATTGCCACCATTTGAATAAATATCAATTACAGTTGTTCCTCCCCAAACCGCATGGACGCCAACAAAAACATCCCAGTAATGAGTACCACTGCCATTACCACCGTTATGATACCAACCAGAACTAGGCTCTCTTGTAACTGGAATAGAGGTGCTGTAGCTAGTTGTATAACTAGTATTATAAGTAGTAGTATAAGTAGTAGTATAAGAAGTAGAAAAAGTAGTATTAAATGTAGTCGTAGTACTTCTAGTAGTTGAAGCTGTAGTAGAAATAGTGGTATTGCTAGAAGTATCTACAGTACTACTAGTACTTTTTGTTGTACTTCTAGTAGTGGACCGAGTTGTACTTTGTGTTGTGTTTCTACTAGTACTTGTATTAGCTTGGTACTGGTAGATACCATCTAAAAAATCAAGCATTATGCAAAGTCTCCAATGTAGTTTACTAATACATTACTTGAGTCTAATACGTGATAAGATAAGACACTTACTTTGTTTGCACCAGTCTGTTGTGTAATGGTAGCACCATTGAGAGGGGTTTTAGCTTCTGAAGGTAAAGT